AGGCTGGTACAAGCTGTCCGTTCGCCCTTTGCTCGTATCCATCGAGCAGGCCGTGACCAAGCGCGTGCTGACGCCTTCGCAACGCGCCAGGATGAAAGTCGAATTCAGCTTCGACGCGCTGCTGCGGGGTAACGCTACGGCCCGCGCCGAGCTATACGCCAAGCAGGTGCAAAATGGTATTATGACGCGCAACGAGTGCCGCCAGCTTGAGAATCTGCCGCCGATGACCGGCGCGGACGAGCTGACCGCACAGTCGAATTTGTTACCGCTCGACAAGCTCGGGCAACAGGGGGCCGGGAATGCTGGTTCGCAAAACACTATCGCTCAGTAATGTCTCGCTCAAGATGGATGGCGCGACCGGCAAGTTTGCCGGCTACGCTTCCGTGTTCGGCGGGGTTGACTTATACGGCGACACTATCGTCAAGGGCGCATTTCTCGACACGCTCCGCGCGAACGGCCTGCCCAAAATGTTCTGGAATCATGACTGGGACATGCCAATTGGTAAGTGGGACGTTGCCCGCGAAGATGACCACGGGTTGTGGGTCGAGGGTACTTTGACGCCGGGATTGTCGCTGTCCGAAGACGTGAAGGCCGCCTTGCAACACGGCACGATTGACGGCTTGAGCATCGGCGGGTACTTGAAGCGCGGCGACTACGAAGAAACGGAAGAGGGCCGGCGCATCACCAAATGGACAAGCCTGATGGAAGTCTCGCCGGTCGTATTCCCGGCGGACGCATCCGCCCGGATCGACCTGTCGAGCGTGAAGTCGGCGCAGATTGAGGGGATCGAGAGCATCCGTGATTTTGAGAGCTTCTTGCGGGATGCAGGCGGCCTCAGTAAAGGGGCGGCTTTGGCACTGACCGCCCGCGCCAAGGAGGTTTTTGCTGTGAGGGAATCACAGCCCGAACCGACGGACGCGAAAACCTTGGACCTCGTGGCAGCTCGCCTTGAGGCCATGACCGCCGCATTCCGCAACTAAAAGGAGTAATACCATGACCCAAGACGTGATTCTCGCCCAGCTTGACAAGCTGGAGCGCGTTCTGTCCGCCAAGTCCGAGCAGGCCGACGGCGAACTGAAGACCCTCGGCAAAGTGACCGCCGACACCAAGACCGCACTGGACAACCTCGGCATCGAGCAGCGCGAGCTGGCGAACCGCCTGTTGTCGCTGGAGCAGAAGGGCTTTACCGCCCCGCCGACCGAGAAGGTCGACGAATCCTGGGGCGGCCAACTGGTCAAGGCGTCCAGCTTTGGCGACTTCGTTGGCGGCCGCGCGCAGAAGTGTCGCGTGGAAGTCAAAAACACCCTGACCGGCTCGGATACCAACGTCGCGCCGGACCGTCGCCCGGGCATTGTGCCGGGCGCGTTCCAGATGTTGTCGGTTGAATCGCTGCTGAACAGCACGACCACCACCAGCAACGCGGTGGAATTTACGAAGGAAGCCAGCTTTACCAACAACGCCGCCGAAACCGCCGAAGGTGTGGCGAAGCCGGAAAGTGCGATTACTTGGTCGCTGGTCAATATGCCGGTTTCCACGGTGGCCCACTGGATCAAGATCAGCCGCCAGTTGGCGATGGACAACACTGCACTGGCCGCCTACGTCAACACCCGTATGCGCTACGGCGTGCAGCGCAAGGTCGAGACCCAGCTTTGCAGCGGCGACGGCACGGCTCCGAATATCTCGGGCATGTTTGACAGTGGCAACTACACCGCGCACGGATATCTGTCCGGCGCGCTGGGTTCGACCCTGCCCAAGCTGGTCCTGATCCGCAAGATGATCGCCGATAGCTGGGCCGCAGGCTACCCGGCCGACGCCATCCTCCTGAATCCGGCCGACTTTGCCGCAATCGAGATCGAGCTGCTGACTACCACCAGCAACGCGGTCCGCGTACAAGTCGACGCGAACGGCGTCATGCGCCTGTGGGGCGTCCCGGTGGTGCAGGCCGTCGGCATGACCGCCGATACCGTAGCCGTCGGCGCGTTCGGTCAGGCCTACACGGTTTACAACCGCGAGGGCATCACTGTGGAAATGTCCGAATCAGATTCGGACAACTTCACCAAGAACCTGATCACGATCCGCGCCGAGCGTCGTCTGGCTCTTGCGACCGAAGTACCGGGCGCCGTGCGCTATGGCGATCTGACCCCGGCAGCTTCCTAACCGGGCGTGACGAGGGGCGGGTTTCGGCCCGCCCTTTGTTGTAAAAAGGAGACAGTTTTATGCTGGTCCCGATCAAATTCATCCGCAGCGGTGCAAATTCCCGCCTCGGCGGATTCAGCCACGGCGACCGTGCACGAGTCGACGCAGCCTTCGCCGCGCACCTCGTCGACATCGCCAAGGTTGCCGAGTATGTTGAGGCCCCGGCTGAGAAGCCGGCCACGGTCAAGAAGGCCAAGAAATGAGCATCGTGACGCTTGCCGAAGCCAAGCTACACCTCCGCGTCGACGGCGCGGACGAGGATACGCTCCTCCAGACCTATCTGGACGCGGCAGAGTCGGCAGCGGCGCAATACCTGAACCGGGCGCTCTACGCCACCGACGCCGGCACAGACGAGACCGGGCTGGTCATGCCCGAGGACGTCAAGACCGGAGTCCTGCTCCTGGTCGGTTCGCTGTATTACGGCCGCGAGGGCGTGGAGAACATGCCGGCCGGCACGCGCTTCCTGCTCAATCCGTACCGCCTGGAAATGGGGGTGTAAATGCGCGCCGGGGCACTCCGCAGCCGTATCACGATCCAGCACCGCGCCGACGTCGCCAACGACATTGGCGAGCTTGTGCCGACGTGGGCAACGCTTGCGGCGGTCTGGGCGGACGTCCGCCACACCTCCGGGCGTGAGGCGATCAAAGCCGACGCCAGCGCCAGCATCGTGCGCGCGTCCATCCGGGTCCGCTTCCGTTCCGACGTGACGGCCGCCATGCGCGCGCTCGTCGGCTCGACGGTTTACGAGGTCAAAGCCGTGTTGCCGGATCAGCGTCGCGAGTACCTCGACCTCGTTTGCGAGGTGGTCCAGTGATTACTGTCAAGACGACCGACCTCGGCGTGCTGTCCAAAAAGCTGGACGGGATCGCCAAAACCGTGCAAGAACAAGTCCTGTTCTCTGGCGCGGCGGCAATGGCCAAGGTGGTATATGACGAAGCCCGCGCCAATGCGCCTGTTTCGGAGAAAGAACACTACTTTTATGGATCGTCCTACAAAAAGACCGGGCAAAAGTACCTGTTTGTACCCGGTACGCTCCGGGCGTCCATTTACCGCGTCTACTCGGAAAGCAGGTCAACGACCGACCGCAAAACCTATCAAGTAAGCTGGAACCACACCAAAGCGCCATACGGTTACATGGTAGAATTCGGCACAAGTCGAGCGCCCGCGCACCCTTTCATGCGGCCCGCCGCCGACCGATTGCCCGACGCCGTGAAAGCCGGGCGCGAGCGCATGAAGCAGCGGTATGCGGAGGTGCAAGGGTGAGCACCGAGTCCATTTTGTACAACGCCCTGAAAGGGTTGGTCGGCAACCGGGTCTATCCCGACGTCGGCCCGGACGATGTAGCCGCCCCCTATATCACATGGCAACAGGTGGGCGGCAAGTCCCTCAATTTTTTAGACACCGCTACCCTGCCGAGCAAGGCCAACGGGCGGTATCAGGTCAACACTTGGGCGGCGACACGGGCGGAAGCCCTCACCCTCGCCAAACAGGTAGAGAACGCGGTACGGGCTACAACGTCGCTACAGCCCACCGTGCTTGGGCAACCCGTAGCGACAACCGACGAGGAGACCGGGCGGAAAGGATACCGCCAGGACTTCTCCCTTTGGAACTGATCCGCCCCGTGCGGTAAAGGAGCAAGAAAATGGCTGTTACCCTCCCCAACGGGGCACTGGTTTATATCGCTTCGGGCTACGGCGCGAAGAAAACCATGTCCGCCCTGACCAACGCAAACCCCGGTGTTGCCACGCTGGAAACCGGCCACGGCATCGCCTCGGGCGAATACATGGAAGTGACGAGCGGCTGGTCGCGCCTGACCGACAAGATCGTGAAGGCTGGCACGGTTTCGACCGATGACGTGCCACTGTCTGGCATCGACACCACCCTGACCAGCATTTACCCAGCGGGCGCAGGTACTGGCTCGGTGCGTGAAATCACCGGCTGGACCCAGTTGTCGCAAATTCTGTCGTCCACGTCGAGCGGCGGCGAGCAGCAGTTCCTGGAGTATCAATTCCTGGAAGCCGACGCACAGAAACGCATCCCGACGTTCAAGAACGCTTCGGGCCTGACTTTCTCCATCGCTGACGACCCGACTTTGGCTGGCTTCCAGCTTGCCAGCGCCGCCAACGACGACCGCCTCGCGCGCGCCGTCCGCGTGGTGCTGCCGAACGGCGCGGAAATCCTCTACAATGCCTACATCTCGCTCAACAAGACCCCGACGCTGACGGTCAACGAGATTATGGCCTGCGAGGTCACTCTCTCACTGCTGGCCGAGCCGGTGCGTTACTAACCAGACGGGCCGCCTCCGGGCGGCCTTTTAACAGGTGCAAACATGGCAAAAATTTCAATCGACGCAAACCCGACGTTTACCGCGCAAGTGCCTATCCCAGTATCTGGTGGCGAGCCGGTCATGGTCGGATTTACGTTCAAACACCGCCCGCTGGACGAGTTGACTGAGTGGGTCAATGCCCGCGCGAACAAAAAAGACGTGGAAACCGTCCTCGATATGGTCGAGGGCTGGGAGTTCGCGGAAGAGTTCAACGCCGACAACGTGGGCCGCCTGCTGCAACAGCGCATTGGTGCGAGCCTGTCCATCTTTACCGTTTACACCCGCGAGCTGTACCAGGCCAAGCTAAAAAACTGAGGGCCGCAGCGCGGGCGCTTTATCGTAAGCCGCCCAGCGCGGAAGAGGCGGCGAGCTTTGGCCTCACCGTGGAAGAGGCAAGCGGCGAGGACGTCGGAATCTGGCCCGACAACGTGGCGACAGTCAACGTCTTCACCGCCATGTCCACGCAGTGGCGCGTGAGCCATAACGGCGCGACCGGCCTAGACTATGCGGCCCTGCCAGTTGTCGAGGACCGCCTCGGCATCAAGGCGGATTTTGACGGGCTACGGGCGATGGAAGAAGCCGCCCTTGCACAAATGGCGGAAAATCGGGGGTAAGCATGACGGAAGTAATCGGGCGCGGCGTTATTGAGGTATCGGCGGACTCGTCCAAGCTGACCGCCGGTATCAACACGGCCAAGAAAAGCTTGGAGGACCTCGGAGTTACGTCCGGCAAGGTCACGAAGCGGCAAAGCGCCTCGATTGATCGGTATATAAAAAATCTCTCCATCGCCGCCGTAACGACCGGCAAGGCGTCCGACGAGGCCACACTTTACGCGCTCGCCCTACGCGGGGCGAATGATCAACAGCTCGCCAGCGCCAGCGCCGCCCTCAAACTCGCGGCGGCCAACTCCAAAGCCTCCAGCACGATGGGCGCGATTGGCCTCTCGGCCAAGCAGACCGCCGCGGCCATGCGCGGCGTACCGGCGCAATTTACCGACATCGTCACCAGCCTACAGGGCGGCCAAGCCCCGCTAACCGTGTTCTTGCAGCAGGGCGGCCAGCTCAAGGATATGTTCGGCGGAGTCGGCAACGCGGCTCGTGCGCTAGGCGGCTACATTGCCGGTCTGATTAACCCCTTTACCGTCACCGCCGCCGCCGTGGTGGGCCATGCCGTCGCATACGAGCAAGGCGCGAGCGAGTCGCGCGAGTTCGCCAAGGCGCTCACCCTGACCAACGGCTTCGCGGGCGTCACGGTCGGCCAGATGCAGCTCATGGCCGAGCGCATCGACGACGTGGCCGGC